AACGTTCAATCTTCGTTCCGCCTTCCATGGGCATGCGTGCTTTCGAGTTAAGTGCTTCGAACAGTTCATTGCTACGAACAAACGAATTCACTAGAGGTCCACGGAGATCCGCAAACGTAGTGTTCAACAGTTCAGTACTGATGGACATTTTGTTCTCACAGAAAATATTTGAAGAATTAAACCTTGGTCACGCCTGCCCGGTGCGTTTAGTCAGACTCAGTTGAGCTACCTGACCGCGAATTGGGTGCGTATTTCTTGTTTACATTATCAACGCGTAAAGTGCAAGTAACTAATTACTAATCTTTATAGGGCTTTAGCGATTATTTGTTGTAAGGTTTGATGTGATCGTCTTTTCGGCGAAAAAGTATTTACGTGATAGGCTTACCGTATGGCTAACACAAAGAAGAAAAAAACCGCGCAAACGTCAGGTGCGGATTTCGCCGATGCTCCGGGACTACATCAAGGTAAAATTAGGGCACTATTCGCGACACCCGATGCGTTTGTCTCAATGTGTCAGATTGTCCGAGAAGACGAGTCTACAGGCTACATGGAGCCTACGCATACGCAAAAGAAACTATTAAAAGCCTACGATGAGAATAACTGGCTCATGGTGAACAAGTTTCGTCAGGCCAAAATCACAACCATTTCGGTCATGCTGCTGCTCCGCGACTGCATGTACCTCAGCGGCGTCAAGGGACTGCTTATTGCAGAACGTCAGGACACGGCAGAAGACATCTTTGAACGCATACTATTTGCATACAACAGACTCCCCGAGGACGTTCGAATGCCGCTCACGCCAGGTAAAAAGGCTGGCGCCACACAAATGCAATTCATACACGGCGGCGGCATCAAGGTCCTCACTGCTGGTGGTAGATCGCCAGCGATTGGGCGTTCAATCGACCGCCTGGTCATCACTGAGTTCGGTGAGGCGCAGTGGCAGCGGAAAGCAGCGATCAACATTTTCCCCACCGTAAACAAACGCCCCAACGCGAAAGTCATACTTGAGTCGACGCCAGGACGCGCAGGGTCGCACCATGAGCGAATGTGGCGCTCAGCGCTGGAAGGTACCAGTAGATTCCATCCGCTGTTTCTCGAGTGGTGGGAAGACGATAGCTGCCGAGAATTGGCTGACGGATTCGAGCCGACGACGCTAGAGCTTGAGTACTTAAAGCGCCATCCAGGGATGGGGATGCGCAACCTGGCATTCCGGCGCAAAGGACTAAACACAGAGTTCGTCGGAGACACACGTCTGTTTTCGTGTAAGTACCCGTCAGACTCTTACGATGGGTGGCTGGGAACCACAAACCCCGTGATGCCCGTAGATGTGCTCAAGCCGTGGCTGGCAAAAGCAAAGGCCGATCCGCTACTGAGCCTATCAGGATGCCACGAGTTTGAAGATCCTCAACCAGGGCGACAGTACCTGATCACGGCTGACCCCGCCGGATTCGGTAGTACGGGTGACAAGTCTGCGTTGACCGTTTGGGATGCCGTTGACTGGAAAGAGATCGCGTTCTGGGAAGATCGAGAAACACCCGACCGCTTCGCTCAACGGCTACAAACCATTCAACGTCGTTACAACAACGCCCTCTTGGCAGTAGAGTCCAACGCAACGGCGTGTATCGCTATCCTCAAAGATCAAGGCACGCGAAACCTTCTGTGGACCGATCGGAACCACCCTGGTTGGTACGCCACACAAAAGAGAATCCGCGAATCCGAAGCTCGATTGATCCAAATGCTCCGACAAGGCGATTTACTGATTCAAAGTCGCGGCACGTTACACCAACTTCTGAACTATGACGGCAGCACAAAGAAGCGAGTAAGGGGCGAAGACGGAATCCTCCATCACTTTGACCGCGCCAGAACAGCCGTTATGGCTGCAGATATACTTACAAAAAGAAGATTCCACGCACCACCAGAAGAAGAACCGAACACATACTCGGCTGGACAAGTTACAATCAGGCAGCTTGACGATCATCGTCGCAATAAAAAGCAACAATCAATCTCACCATTCAAACCCGCATCACTTAGCTGGAGCTAATCATGGGAAAAGTATCAAAACGCGCACAGAAAGGAAAATACCAGCCTGTATCTGAGGCAGAAAAAGACGACCCAAAGGTTTTCGCCGACCCCCTTGGGGAAGCGCATAAGGCCCGTATCGCGGCAGCCCACGCCGGAACGTTTAAACCAAACGAAAATGCGCCCAAAACAGGAAACCCCGTAACCGACGCAATGAATCAAGCGAAAATAGATGACGACAAAAGAAAGGCGAAGCTGCTAAAAGAATCGGCACTGCTGAAAGGCATGAGCGAAGATAAGGAGTAAGCATGGCGTCTAAGCTCTCAAAGCTGATTGATCGGCATCTCGAGCATTACAAGAGATCCGAAAAAACTTCGTTCGACAAGGCACGTCGGTTCTACCGTGGAGACTTCTTCACAAGTTCCGATAGTGACCTTGGCAGCACACGAGTTGATTCGTATCTCTGCTCAAAGAACTTGATCTATGCAATCGCCGATACCGCAGTCAGCGCACTGCTTGGACCCAATCCCTCCGTCGCCGCCGTAGCGAGAACACCGCAATCACAAGCATCGGCAACATCCGTTAGCGGCTTACTTGAATACATATACAGTTCAAATAAGTTTCGGCGCAAAGCGGCTACAGCCCTCATTGACGCGGTTCTCTGTAAACGCGGAATCTTCAAAACCGGGTGGGACGCTGAGCGAGATATGCCCATTGTGCGGGCAGTAAACCCGTCTTCCGTCTTTTTCGACCTCACGGTTCGAGACCAAGATGACATTCGCTACTGGATCGAAGCCACAGTTATCTCATTCGAAGAATTCAAAAACCGGGTGCGCTCAGGCCTGTATCAAGCAGACCTCGTTGAAGATGTTCAGCCAGACCGCTACCCAAAATGGCTGCAAGACCAAAACCAAAGTAGCGATACACAGCAGCTACGTGACGCCTTTCAATGGGTCACGATCTACGAATTCTACGATCGGGAAACTGGAAAGATTCAGCACTACGTCAAACAAGCTGATGCCGTCGTGTTCGAAGATAAGATCGACTACATCCCATACTCCATGTTCAGCCTCAACCAGTCCGGTGTTGACTGTTGCGGCCTGAGTGAGGTTCAACTGGTCCTGAAGCAGCAGGAAACCATCAACGATTTGCTGACGCATATGAAGCAAATCACCTACCTGCAGATCCCGAGGATCCTCTACGATTCCGGTCGAATCACCGAAGAAGACTTGAACAAGGCTGTAGAAGCCAGCGCAGGCTCCTTCATCGGAATCAACCCCTCCAACAGCGAAACTCTGCGTACGCTGGCTACATTGTTCTACGAAATGCCCATTCCTGACTCCCCCACGGGCGTGAAAGAATTCATTGCGCGGCAAGAAGAAGACGCTGCTTTCATCTCAGCGCTCGCCGAAGCCGCCCGAGGGCAGGTCGTCGGTGCGCGAACCGCAACAGAGATGGCAATCATCGACGCTCAAATGCGGACACGACTCGCAACCCGAGAAGGTCACCTCAATGACGCTATCGAAGATGTGGCGCGAAAGGCCTTTTACCTGTGTAAGAAATACATGCGTAAGCCTCGACTCATTCGTATTGCAGGTGACAAACGTTGGGCAGAGCTAAGCCACAAAGACCTTCGTGACGTTGACATGGATTTTGAGATGGTGTCCTACAACCCCATCAGAAAGAACCCCAGCGTGATGATCGAAAGCCTCATCCAAATGATCCCGTTCCTCGTCCAGAACGAAAACGTAGACATTCGGAGACTTACCGAAGAAATCGTTTCGGGCATGGGTCTATCAAGACGCATTGTTATCCCCGAAGCAGAACTCGAAGCAATGAAGCAAGAGGCTGCCCAGCAACAGCAAGCTCAGATGGAAGCCGAGGCACAAGCCAAGCTTGGCGGCGCAGCCGCAGGGAAGCCCGCTATGGAGGCACAAGAGACCCAACAAGTGACAGAGCAAGACGCTCAAATTGAACAGGAAATCGCTAACCTCAATCCAGAGGAAGCAGCGTTGTTCGAAGCGCTTATCGCAGCCGACGCCCAGGGCCAACCACCGGATGCAGCCCTCGCTGCTGGCGGGGGAGCCCCGATTAGAGGTCAACCCTGATGGCACTGAAAGAAAAAATGCAGCAACTTCGTGAGTCGGTGCCTCAAGCTGGGAAAGAGGCAACACGAGACGCGCCAAGCGCATATCGGATTAACGCAATCAACCCAGCCCAAAATATCGAGGACCAATGGGCATACATCGATACTCCCTATAACTATGGGTCTCGGGGGCCTCATCAAGGCGTAAGAAAAATACGGGTCGGTGACGAACTTCCGCAAGGCTCAGTAGTCTCAATTACTGCTGAGGGCATCCAAGTACTGCCTGACTTCGAAGGCTCAGAAGAATACGTCATACCAATGGGTAGTAGTAGCTACGAGCCGCCACCAGGCGAAAAGACAGAGCCCGAAGCGCCAACGGTAAAAGAACTGATAGAAGAAGAAAAAGGAAGAAGGGATTACGAGCGCCAAGAGAAAGAACTCGATGACCTCATCTCGAGCGGGCAAGAGCATGTCGACAAAAACGAAAAAACGTACGAGGAACAACTGGACCGCGCTTTCGGAGAAACTAACCAACTGTACGGCCCCGACGTACTCGCTGACGCGGGTGATTATGAACGCGTTGGAACTAGTTCAGACGGTAAACCTATATATCGAGCGCCGAGCACTATAGACACCCTTG